GACACCAGACAATCGGAAATATGATACGATGGAAGCAATTTGAAGCAGGATTCTAAATGCAAACAATAACCCTGAAAATGAAAGATTACTCGATGCTCCAATTGGTGGAGTGTGACCCTGATGTGGTCCATGAATTGAGTGAACACTTTACATTTGAGGTACCTGGTGCGAAGTTCATGCCCGCTGTAAAGAAGCGGTTGTGGGACGGCAAGATAAGAATGCTGGATCGTAACACAGGACAGATCAATGCAGGGTTATACTATGCTATAAAGAAGTTTGCTATGCAACGTGGGTATGGCATCAAGGTGGACGAAGGTGCTTACGGTTTCCCGTACGAAACTAACAAAGTCAATCACTTAGAGACCATGAATTGGATGGATACTTTAGGTATTCCATTCAAACCTCGCGACTATCAGTATGATGCTATAACACACGCTATCACATATAAGCGATGTATTCTAATATCTCCGACTGGTTCTGGCAAATCCTTTATCATCTATCTGTTAATGCAATGGTACATGGCGAATCATGATAAGAAGATTCTTGTTATTGTTCCGACAACATCTCTTGTTGAGCAGATGTATGCTGACTTTAAATCATACGGAATGGATGTAGATAACGAAGTACACAAGATTTATTCTGGTAAAGATAAAGAGACTGATAAGCGTATTGTTGTCACAACATGGCAGTCCATCTATAAGTTACACCCAGTTTGGTTCGAAGACTATGGTGCTATCTTTGGTGATGAAGTACATGGATTCAAGTCGAAGTCCTTATCATCTATTATGAACAAAGCAAAGAATGCTGAATATAGATGGGGAACAACAGGCACACTCGACGGTACTCAAGTACATAAGTTAGTGTTAGAGGGATTATTTGGTCCGGTACATCGCGTTACAACAACACACGCACTACAAGAAAATGAGACATTGGCAAAACTAGACATCGACATTATACTATTAAAGTATGCCGAAGAGTTTTGTAAATTAACAGAAGGTAGGAGTTACCAAGATGAAATCGATTTTATTGTTACTTACGAAAAACGTAACAACTTCATTGCAAACTTGGCGGTCAATCAAACTGGAAATACACTTGTATTATTTAACTTGGTTGATAAGCATGGCAAGGTGCTTCGGGATTTAGTAGAAGATAAACTCAAAGAAGGTCAAAGGATATTCTATGTTAGTGGGGAGACGAAGACAGCAGATAGAGAACAGATCCGTAATATCGTTGATAAGCATAATAATTGTATCATTGTTGCCTCTCTTGGCACTTTTTCTACTGGTATTAACATACGAAATCTGCACAATATTATATTCGCGTCTCCGAGCAAGTCTCAGATACGTGTACTCCAGTCTATCGGGCGTGGGTTAAGACAGAGTGATGATGGTTCAACTGCCAAATTATATGATATAGCGGATGATCTACATATAGGTAAGAAAGCAAACTTTACTCTTCGCCATAGTGCAGAGAGGATAAAAATCTACACGGCAGAGCAGTTTCCCTATAAGATAACACAGGTTGATATATGATGAATGAATTAGATTTTGCACAATTTAAGTTGACGAGTGGACATGAGATAGTATGTGAGGTATTAGAGTGGACTGATCCAAATATTTCGGACTCTAAAGATATCATTATTAAAAATGTTATGCAGATAGTGAGTGGTCAAATGAATGATAGTGGTGAAAGCATTTTCTTATTCCGTCCTTTCGTTCAATTTTGTGAAGGTGAGAAAGAGTATATGGTGCTGGATATGAGTCATGTTCTTACGGTGAATCGCCCTAACAAACATCTTTGTGCTGAGTTTATATATGCAGTGCAAGAGATGAATGATATTGCTTTAGAAAGAGATGAAGAAGTTGCTGAAGCAGAAGAATTATTTGCACAGAACCTAGAGAAGAATAAAGGACGCTTAGAAGCATCGATGAAACGTGTTATGAGCAAAGATGGTGATAATGTTGTTCAGTTTCCTTTTATGAAGAATAAACCAGAAGACGATGATATTATTCACTGAGTGTCTAAAGAGTTTTTCTTTGTGATTAAAAACGTGCTAAGTGCATTATACTATAAATGAGAAAGGATGTCAACCTTTTTCTTTAATTAATTTTACTTCTTGACAATCGTTCATTAATAGTGTATAATGGACTCTATATTAAAAGAAATGGCATTATATTATGAAAATTGGTTTCACTTGCTCCGCATTCGATCTGCTACATGCTGGTCACGTACAGATGCTCCGCAACGCAAAAGAACAATGTGAATATCTTATAGTAGGACTTCAAGTTGACCCACAACTAGATCGCCCCACAAAGAACGCACCCATCCAAACTATCGTTGAACGCTACACGCAACTTCAAGCGTGTTCGTATGTTGACGAGATTGTTCCCTACAGCACCGAGCGTGACCTCACTGATATTCTTTCTATGTACGATATAGATGTACGTATACTGGGCGAAGAATATAAGGACAAAGAGTTTACTGGCAGAGACCTCTGTCGTAAGCGAGGTATGCATATCTACTTCAATGAAAGATCCCACAGATTCTCTTCGTCTGATTTAAGACAAAGAGTGGTTGACAATCAGGCAAAAGTGGTGTATAATAAACCAACAAACGAAGTTACATAAACCCTTAACCCGAGTAAGCAAAGATAATGAAAGAACCAACAAAGAAACTTAAACCAAAAGAGAAACCGCATTACGTTAATAATGCTATGTTCTCACAGGCGGTAGTGGACTATGTTGCATCTAAGAATGCCGCAGTAGCGAAGGGCGAAGTACCACCAATCGTCACTAACTACATTGCGGAATGCTTTTTAAAGATATGTGAAGGACTATCACATAAATCTAACTTCGTCCGATATACGTATCGCGAAGAAATGGTAATGGATGCTGTAGAAAACTGCTTAAAAGCAATTGAAAACTATAATCTTGAAACTGCCACACGAACTGGTAAACCTAATGCATTCGCATATTTTACACAGATTAGTTGGTATGCTTTTCTTCGCCGTATTGAGAAAGAGAAGAAGCAACAAGACATTAAGGTACGCTACTTGTCAGAGAGTGGATTGTCCGAACTAGTTAGTAATGAGTTACTTGATGCTGGAGTACAACAGCAGACACAGGCGTTTGTAGAAGAGTTACGTGGTAGAATCGACTATGTTAAGTCCAATGATAGACTCATTAAAGAGTATGCTAAAGACAATAAACGTAAACGTCGAAGTCGCTCTGTTGATTCTGATTTGACTGGACATTTTGAGGACTAGACCTTGAAGATTGCTTTTCTAAATGATACACATTGTGGTGTACGAAATTCTTCTGAAGTCTTTATGGACTATCAAGAGAGATTCTATCGTGATGTATTCTTTCCATATCTGAAAGAGAACGGGATTACTAAGATTGTGCATCTTGGTGATTATTATGAGAACAGAAAGACTATTAACTTTAAGGCACTAGAACACAATCGTAAGATATTCCTAGAGAAACTTCGTGAGTATAAAATACACATGGACATTATCCCGGGTAATCACGATGTGTACTACAAGAACACGAATCAACTGAATGCTCTAAAAGAACTACTCGGACATTATATGGCAGAGGTTCGTATCATCGAAAAACCTACTGTTGTTAATTATGATGGTCTTGATTTTGCACTTGTTCCGTGGATAAACCAAGATAACGAAAAGCACACGATGGAGTTTCTTGCTACGTGTAAAGCATCTCATGTAGGTGCGCACTTGGAGTTAGAAGGGTTTGAGATGCAAGCGGGTATTCCTTGTGTACATGGTATGAAATCATCGACGTTCGATAGATTCGAAATGGTTCTATCTGGTCACTTTCATACCAAGTCACAGCAAGGACCGATTCATTATCTTGGGTCACAGTACGAGTTCTTCTGGTCTGATGCACATGATCCTAAGTACTTCCATGTACTAGACACAGACACTCGTGAACTGACACCCGTACATAATCCACTGCGTATCTTCGAACGTGTGTACTATGACGATACGGTAGAGAAGGCGGATTACAAGTATGGTATTGGTGAACTACCTGACGTAGATAATAAGTATGTCAAGTTGATTGTGGTGAACAAGTCTAAACCTAAATTGTTCGAGAAGTTCGTGGATCGTTTGCAGATGAAACAGATACATGAACTGAAGATTGCAGAGAACTTTTCTGAGTTTATGGGTGATGATGTTGATGATGATAAAATAAATGTTGACTCTACCGAAGATTTGTTGTATACTTACATAGACGCTGTAGATACAGTCTTAGACAAAGATCGTATCAAGAATGAAGTTCACCAATTAATGATTGAGGCACAGACCCTAGATATAGTATGATTATTTTTAAAAAACTAAGATATAAGAATTTCTTATCAACGGGTGATAACTTCACAGAGATCCAACTGAATCGTTCTAGGTCTACTCTTGTAGTAGGTCAGAACGGTGCAGGTAAGTCTACAATGCTGGATGCTCTGTCGTTCGCTCTGTTCGGTAAGGCACATCGGAGTATCACGAAGAATCAGTTAATAAATTCTATCAACGGTAAAGCAACTGTAGTTGAAGTTGAATTCTCTGTTGGTGTGAGTGAGTATAAGATTCATCGTGGTATTAAACCCAACACTTTTGAGATATGGAAAGATAATGTTCTGGTCAATCAGGACAGTCATAATAAAGAATATCAGTCAGTACTTGAGAAGAATATTCTGAAGTTGAATCACAAATCGTTTCACCAGATAGTTGTTCTTGGATCATCTTCATTTGTTCCATTCATGCAACTGCCTGCTCAACACAGACGAGATGTGATCGAAGACCTACTTGACATTAATGTATTCTCTAAGATGAATGGTATTCTTAAAGAGCGTATGTCAGTGCTACGTGAGAAGGGTCGGACTAATCAAGTTCAGTTAGAGTTGATTCGTGATAAGATTAAGAACCAAGAACGATATGTGAACACACTTCGTCAACTTAGTTCCGAACAGAAAGCGAAGAAGCAGGTAGAGATTACTGAGTTGGGCGAGAAGATTGATGAACGTATAGCAACTAATACTGCTGATCTTGAGCATGAACTGACACAAGTAAAGTCACAACTTGCTAAGATAAACAAGCAGAGAGTAGAGTTCGAGAAGTACGACCATCAGTTTCAGGTTAAACAGAAAGAACTTGCAAAGGAAATTAAATTCTATGAAAGTAATGACATCTGTCCAACCTGTGACCAGGACATCGAAGAATCCCTTAAATCAGCAAAAACAGCACACGCACGAACTAAGGGAGAAGAACTCGAAGAAGGTAGAACCCAAGCGTCCACTAAAATCAACGAACTCGACGATAGACGTGGAAGTGTAGAGACTCATAGCAAGCAACTGGTCTCTGCCATTAATGATGTACATATCAGCAATGCTCAAGTGAACGAGTGGCAGAAACGTATGTCAGTTCTTCAGAATGACCTTATTAAGATTGATGAAGAGACAGCAAGTATTGATGAAGCACTAGAGGCGAAAGCAGAACTCGAAGCGAGTAAGCAAGTTCTACATGATGAACATATCGTGATTGCTGACGAAGGATCATATGGTGTTGTTATAGCAGAACTGTTGAAAGATACTGGTATCAAAACCAAGATCATTAAGCAGTACTTGCCTGTCATTAATAAACTGACGAATCAGTATCTTCAGATTCTGGACTTCTATGTCTCGTTTGACCTAGATGACACTTTCAAAGAAACTATTCGTTCGCGTCACCGTGATTCGTTCTCGTATGATTCGTTCTCAGAGGGCGAGAAGCAACGTATCGATCTGGCGTTACTATTTACTTGGCGTATGATCGCTAAGATGAAGAACAGTGTTGCCACTAATCTGCTGATACTAGATGAGACTTTTGATTCATCTCTTGATGCTGATGGTGTGGATAACCTGACTAAGATAATTGATAGTATGGATGGTGATTCTAGCATCTTTGTTATCAGTCATAAAGGAGCAATCCTGGAGCAATACTTTGATTCGAAGATCGAATTCATTAAAGAGAAAAACTTTAGTAAAGTCGCTTGACTTCCCTAGAAACCTGTGTTATAATACACCCATAAACAAACAAACTGAGATATATTATGGAATTAACTGAAAAGACAATGCAAGTTCTCAAGAACTATGCTACTATCAACCCAAACATTGTGATCACTGAAGGCAATGTAATCAAGACTGTATCAGAAGCAAAGAACGTTCTAAGTTCTGTTGAACTAGATGTATCGTTTCCTCAGACATTTGGTATCTATGAACTAAGCGAGTTCCTAAGTGTACTATCTCTGGTAGATTCACCACGACTCAAGTTCGAAGACACTTATGTTCTTGTAACAGATAGTGCTGGACGCTCACGTATCAAGTACTTCTATTCTGATATTGATATGCTGACTACTCCTTCGAAAGATATCATTATGCCTGAGACTGAAGTTAAGTTTACACTAGATAGTGCCACTCTATCCAGTATCAAACGTGCGGCATCTGTTCTTGGTCATACTGAAATGTCAGTGTCCGCATCTGATGGTGTTGTATCATTGTCTGTGATCGATAACAATGATCGTACATCAAACGTATATTCTATTGATGTTGATGGAGTATTTGCTGAAGAGAAGTTTAACTTTATCTTTAACATCTCTAATCTCAAGATGATTGATGGTGATTATGAAGTTGGTATTTCTAAGAAATTAATCTCACATTTTGTGAACAAAGAGAATGGCATCGAATACTGGTGCGCCCTCGAAAAATCTAGTACTTACGGAGAATAGTAATGAGTAATAATGCAGAAATGACAGACCTGGCAAATCGTATTACACGATCAACTGTAGCAGTAATCGACACAGTTGCTGCCCGAGGTGGATTTAAAGGTGAAGAACTAGCAACTATTGGACAGTTGCGTGATCAGTGTATTGCATTGATTCAGATTGTCGAAGATGCTCAGGCGCAAGCGGTAGAATAATTTTGTGCTAAGTCTAATCTACAAGATTTATGGTCAACCCTATTTTGTCAGAGATCGAAGACATGCGGGTATCGCTAATATATTTGGAAGATCGAGACATGTTCTTGATAAATTAAATCTTGGCGATATTTACGGACCTGATAAAGTTTATTTGGACTGCGGTGCTAGTACTGGCATTGAATCTGTTTCATATGTAAAACACTTCGGAGAAATACATTCTTTCGAACCCGGTGATGATTATTTTTGTCTTAGGGAAAATTTAAAGAACTATGATAACTGTACCGCTCATAGACTTGCGTTAAGCGACGATAATGCTACTGCATCTCTTGTTGTTTACAGGGGAACTGGGAGAACAAATCATCTTGATTTTATTCCTCCTATTGATAATGATTCTCGCAAACGAATAGGTTCTTCTAAAGTAGTTACTAGAACCTTAGACTCATTTGACTTCTCTAATGTTTCTTATATGAAGATTGATGTTGAAGGATGTGAATATAATTTATTGCTGGGAGCAAAGGAGTTATTAAAAAATAACAATCCAGTATTAAAGATTGAAATATCAAATATGCACAATGAAGTAGTTGACTTACTGTATGGATTAGATTATAGTGTAATAGGTTTTGCGATGGATACGTATGTGTATTCATTATCTGATCCTCTTGTGTTCTTTAAGTCGCCAGATTATTCGAATAATGTATTCTGGAAATCTGGTGACTTTAGTCTATTAGAGTTTAAAGAAAACCATCCAAGAGAATTTGAAAGATACTCTGAGATTCCGCCGGCAGAAATACCACCTTATAACCCGAACTGGGGTGATTTTTACTTTATGAAATTAAATGATTGACTTTTTGTTTCGTATGGTGTATAATATACACTATTGAAGCATTTTACTATACTATGAGGCATATATGAGCAAAGACTTTTTATGGGTAGAGAAATATCGCCCACAAACAATTAAAGACACCATCCTTCCTAAAAAACTAAAAGACGTATTCCTTAAAATCGTAGAAGGCGGCGAGATGCCCAATATGCTTTTTACTGGTACTGCTGGTCTTGGTAAAACAACTGTAGCAAAAGCACTATGTAAAGAACTAGACTATGATTGTATTGTGGTCAACTGTTCTGAAGATGGTAACATCGATACACTTCGTGGTAAGATTAGACGCTTTGCATCTTCGGTATCTCTTGGCGGTGACGTTAAAGTTGTTATCCTAGACGAGGCAGATTATCTTAATGCTCAATCAACTCAACCCGCACTACGTGGTTTCATCGAAGAGTTTGCTGACAACTGTAGATTCATCTTAACTTGTAACTTCAAGAACCGTATCATCGAACCTATCCATTCTCGCTGTGGTGTATATGAATTCAATACATCTAAGAAAGACATGGGTCAATTGTGTGGTCAGTTCATGGAACGACTCAAGACAATTCTTGATACCGAAGGTGTTACGTACAGTGATAAACTGATTGCTAACATGATTATGAAACATGCTCCCGACTGGAGACGTGTGATTAATGAATGTCAACGTTATTCAATGGGTGGTCAACTAGACTCTATTGCTATCGATAGTACTGATAGTGAAGTTGATCAACTGTTCGCCGCGCTGAAAGCAAAAGACTTTAAGAAGATGCGCTCATGGGTTGTTAATAATGTTGATGTAGATACCTCGACCATCTTCCGTTCACTATATGACAAGATGTATGATAGAGTTGATCCGTCATCTATTCCGCAGTTAGTATTAATTCTTGCTGACTATCAATACAAGGCGGCATTTGTTGCTGACCATGAGTTAAACATTGTTGCTTGTATGACTGAAGTAATGGCAAATGTGGAGATGATCTAATGATTAACATATATGATTATGAAACATTAGGCACTGACTTGAATACTGCTCCTGTAGTGAACGTGGCGGCCATGACAGTTGACGAAGATATGTTTCTTTCTGATACACCATACTCTTATATGGACTTAGTTGGTCTTGCTAAGATAATGAAGTTTGATGTTAAAGAGCAGGTCGAGAAGTATGGACGTATTATAGATAAGAATACACTCGCATGGTGGCAGAAGCAAGGAGAAGCGGCAATGTCGCAACTCAAACCTCTGTCAACTGACGCATCAATCACAGAACTGCCTGCGTTTCTTCGAGCAACAATGACACCGGGTCAATTAGTGTACACTCGTGGCAATTCGTTTGATCCTGTTCTCACTACATCTATATGTAATTTGTTGGGTGCATCAGAACCCTACAGATTCTACGATGTTCGTGACACACGTACTATGATCGAAGGTATCGCAATTGGTCATGGTATTAATATCAATAACTCATTCGTACCCAAGGGCGTTAATGATGGTGACTTCATTGCTCACAATCCTGCACACGATATCGCTATGGACATTTTCAGAATACAGCAGTTGCTAAGAGGTGTATTCTACAATGAACCCTTTTGATTATGTGATGGCGATTAATCTAAGTAAGAAAGACCTGATGGTAGATGACCTGACTGAGAAGGGTTATGCTCCATATATGGTAAATAGATCCCTTTCTTACTTCCCTGACACGGTTGCTGTTGCTAATGCTATGAATCAGCACTACTCTATTGATAAAAAACTACAATTTCATTTTCTGCTAAATATAGTTAGAAAGAGGAAGCGGTTCTCTAAATGGGATAAAGCGACCAAATCTGATGACGTGGATGCAGTTAAAGAGTATTATGGTTATAGCAACGAGAAAGCAAAGTCTGCTCTTAAACTCCTCACACCCGACCAAATAGTAAGTATTAAAAAAAGGATCTATAAAGGTGGAAGGAATTAAATTATGGACATCGTCCGATATGTTAGAGGTTATTCTTCAAGAACCCGATGACTTCTTAAAAGTGCGCGAGACACTGACACGAATGGGTGTCGCATCTCGCAAAGAAAATAAACTGTTTCAGTCTTGTCATATACTACACAAACAAGGCAGGTACTTCATCGTTCACTTCAAAGAACTGTTTCTACTAGATGGAAAGAAGTCTAATTTAGAAGAGATGGATCTACTACGAAGAAATAGTATTGCTCAGTTGTTAGCAGATTGGGGTTTAGTAAGCATTGTCGATAAAGAGATGGTTGCTGAATGCGCACCGCTAAGACAGATCAAGATTATATCGCACAAAGAAAAGAGTGAATGGGAGTTATGTCCCAAGTATAATATAGGTAACAAGTGACAGTAGAACAACATATTCACAGGATGGAAGAACTCTTCGGACAACTTCCTAATCCTGATCACAGTCCAAAACAGTTTCAATACTATGTGGACTTGTACAAGTTTTATTTAAATCGAGTTAAGTAACTCAATATAAATAGAAGCGTAGATGCGGATGGTCCGGTCTACATTTTAATCTTGCTTTTAATTAAGGAGAAGCACTATGACGAACGCAACGAGTATCAAAGTACCCAGTCTATATCCACGAGCATCATTTGTGGGTTTTGACCACCTGTTTAACGAACTAGATTTTGTAACTAGAAATGCTAAGGACACTTACCCTCCACATAATGTTGTGAAAATCAACGAGTTCGATTATGTGATAGAGATAGCAGTCGCGGGTTTCGAGATGGATGATTTAGTTATCGAGCAGGACGAAAGAACTTTGAACATAGCAGGCAATCAACAAAAAGTGGATGCGCCTGTTGAGTACCTTCACAAAGGTATTTCCACTAAGAAGTTTCAACGAACTTTTCGACTTTCTGAGTATGTAGAAGTAGTAGGAGCGACTCTGGACAAAGGAATCCTTGTAGTTAATCTAAAGGTCGAATTGCCCGCAGAGAAGCGTCCACGTAAAATTAAGATCAATTAAGCAAATTAATCGTATAATTTTCGTGGAGAAAATAAGAAATGACCATGTCTAAAGTAGACAAAGTTGGTTCTTGGTTGGTAGGAGCAATGTGTACTGTCGCAATGTTTGTATCTATCACAGCACTAATCTAACAAAACTCGGGAGGTGAAATGCCTCCCAACCTCTTTAGGATGAAGTAATGATTGAAGCATATATGGGTGTTGATCTAAACAATCCACTCGCAGTTAAGTACAACGAATTATCCCTCAAGTCTTTTGAAAGTGTATCTGATGTATTCAACATAAACGTAATACAGTGCATCACACCAGATACATTATTCCCACATCTTACGTTATCAAAACATAAAGATAGATCACCTCAAGAGATAGCGCACATACACTCAACCTTCAGACTCATGCGACGAATCGCTAATGGCGAACGTCTATGGATCATGGAACATGACGCATATTTAATTCCGGAAGAGGTTGACATGTTCAGGCGTATTATGTTAAAATACACAGAGATGCCAACTTGTAATATTGGTATTGCTCTTGAGTGTTATACTGTCATACCAGAAGTCGCAGAGATGTTTTGTGATCATGTAATCAATGACGAGAAGCACAATTGTCGTGGACCTATGAGTATACTTCATACTGTCACTGACTTATACTGTAGAGCAAACAACAACATTCGATACAACGTTTATTGGCCAAAGAAAGGTATGGATAACAAAACAGGTGTTTCAGTGAATGTTTCTCATGCTCACACCAAACCAAGTGTGGTACTTGATAGTCCTATTACTCAGTTAATAGATGAGAGTCAAGGTTGCACAGTAACAGATAGAACTAGATTCCAAGGAAAAGAACGATACTACAACTCAAAGACCCATCCAAACTTTCACTTCGTTACATTATAAATCGCTTGCATGTCCCGATTAAGTGTGTTATAATGGTATCTTATATTATGGAGAACCTATGAATTTTTATACTAATGTGACGCGATTCGGCAATAAATTACTTTATCGTGGATACGAAAACGGTGAGCGTGTACAACTACGTGTACCTTATCAACCTACTCTTTTTGTTACATCAACTAAGGCGACTGGCAAATACAATACTCTTTATGGTGTTCCTGTAGAACCGATGCAGTTTGACTCCATGAAAGAAGCAACTGAATTCTCTAAGCAATACGATGGCGTGAAGAACTTCGACGTTCATGGTCAAACTAACTTTGTAACCCAATTCATTAGTACCGCATACCCTCAAGAGGATATTAAATGGGATCGCGATACTATCAACGTATGCTCCCTAGATATTGAGGTGCAGTCTGATCAAGGTTTTCCTAAACCTCAAGAGGCGGCACATCCTGTTACTGCAATATGTGTCAAGAACAATCAAAGCGATACCTATGTTGTGTGGGGTCTTAAAGATTACGACTCTTCATTAAATGACTTAAATGTCGAGTACTTCAAGATGATCGATGAGAAGGCACTTCTTCGTGCTTTCTTGGACTGGTGGGGTGCTAACTCGCCTGATGTCGTAACTGGTTGGAATTCTAAGATGTTCGATATTCCATATTTGGTCAATCGTGTACGTAATGTAATCAATGACGATGCAACAAAAGCATTCTCTCCATGGAAGATAGTTCGTGCTCGTGAGATTAAAACTGCGTACGGTGTTGACCAGTCTTATGATCTCGAAGGCATTTCGCAACTCGACTATCTCGATCTATTCAAGAAGTTTGGCAAACTTACATACGGTGAGCAAGAGTCCTACAAACTGGATCATGTTGCTAACACTATACTTGGTGAAGCAAAACTGTCATACGAAGAGTATGGTAATCTTCACACTCTTTATAAAATGGATCATCAGAAGTTCATCGACTATAACATTAAAGACGTAGAGTTGATTCACCGATTCGAAGAGAAGATGGGTCTAATCTCGCTTGCTCTTACTATGGCATATCAGTCTAAAGTAAACTATACAGATACGTTCGGCACAACTTCTATCTGGGATTCTATCATCTACAATCAGTTGATTAAGAAGAATGTTATTATTCCACCTAAACCTCCTGTCGATCATGATGTAGGTCGTATTGTCGGTGGTTATGTTAAAGATCCACAAGTTGGTTCACACGACTGGGTAACATCTTTTGACCTCGCGTCTCTTTATCCTAACATCATTGTGCAATACAATATGTCGCCCGAGACTATGTGTTACGACGAAGATATTCCTACTGCCGTTGCCGCTAACGGTGCTTCGTTCCGCAAAGATAAAGAGGGCGTGATTCCTAACGTGATTCGAAAGTTCTATGATGATCGTGTAAGTATCAAAAAGAATATGCTTGCGGCACAGCAGAAGTATGAGATCGAACCTACCAAGGAACTAGTGAATGAGATTGCAACGCTAAACAATCAGCAGATGGCAATTAAGATTTTGATGAACAGTCTCTACGGTGCGCTTGCTAATAAGTACTTCCGCTACTTCGATCAGCGTATCGCCGAGGGTGTTACTATGTCTGGTCAACGTGCTATCAAGACCGCAGAGAAAGCAGTCAACGACGAGATGAACAATCTCCTCAAGTCTGACAAAGATTATGTTATTGCTATTGATACTGACTCAGTGTATATTAACATGGCATCTCTGGTCGCGAAGTTCGCTCCTGCTGATCCTGTTAAGTTTCTTGATAAAATATGTTCAGAGCATTTCGAGAAAGTTATTGCTGGTGCATATGATAAACTAGCGAACGACACTGGCGCATATATCAATCGCATGGTGATGGAACGAGAGGTGATTGCAGATCGCGGTATCTGGATGGCGAAGAAGCGTTACATTCTAAATGTGCATAACAATGAGGGTGTACAGTACGCCGAACCCAAACTCAAGATGATGGGCATCGAAGCGATCAAGTCAAGCACTCCTCAGGTGTGTCGTGCCAAGTTCAAAGAAGTCTTTAAGGTTATTATCGAAGGCACTGAAGAAGATGTCCAAGCGTTTATCCGTAAGTTTAAAGCAGAGTTCAGTTCACTCGGCGCAGAAGCAGTAGCATTTCCCAGAGGCATTTCGGATCTGACTAAGTATAAAGATAGACAAAGAATTTATAGTAAGGGTACACCAATTCACGTTCGTGGTGCACTTCTATATAATCACTATGTTAAGAAAGCAGGTCTAACTGATAAGTATGAACTGGTGCAAGATGGCGAGAAGATTAAGTTCGTCTATCTCAAGTTACCTAATCGTATTAGAGAGAATGTAATATCATTTCCAACTTCTTTGCCTAAAGAAATTGGTGTCAATCCTCAGATTGATTATGATAAGCAGTACTCTAAGACTTTTCTTGACCCACTTGAACCCATACTGGCAGCAGTTGGATGGAGTTCTGAACCGAGAGCATCACTAGAGGACTTCTTTTAATGAAATTAGATCATCTGTCATTCCCTGATATTGGTTGGGGTTATATGCCACCAACTCAACAGGTCTTTGACGCATTTACGTTTGTGCAAGAACACTATAATCCAAAGTCTGTATTAGAGATCGGATTTCACATAGGACATTCGACTACTTACCAGTTAGACATTTACAAAAATGCTAGAATTGTAGGAGTATCTCCTGACAATGAACGTATTGGTAAACCAGGTGATTGCACTGATCCTCAAATTAGACGAGATATGGTAGGCATACTCAACGACTTATACATTAATAGATTCACTTGGGTTCCAGGTAGAACAAAGGATGTTAAAGATAAGTTGATTGACGAATACGTTTTCGACTTTGCACTGGTTGATGGCAATCATGCAGAACAGGCGGCACTCTATGACATGGAAGTTATTTATGAGTTAGCAATTCCTAATCTACTAATAGACAACTGGGATCAAAGGGCAGTTAAATCTGCGGTGTACAAACAAGACAAGTATGAACTAGTTAAAGAGTTCGACTATGACCAGACGTTTAAAGGTAAGACACAGACCAATCAAATGGGTCTATTAACACTTAAAAAATAATGGTTGCATCCTTAAAATAATTGTGTTATAATACATATTATGAAATACGAACTGACAATATTTAATTCTGCATTCGACAATAAGACTCATCGCAAGGCATCTTTTGATACTTGGGATGAGTTCGTCGGACTGCTTAAAGGTCTATCAACTAAGCATGGAGAAAAAGGTGGTAAAAACTCATCAGCACTCATTAGTCCCGCTATCTTCGCAGAAGGTACAACACGTAGCAATGTCAATACTTTATATTGGGGAGGTTGGTGTGCAGTTGATGTTGATGAGCATAGTTTCGCTCCTGACTTGGTCATTTTAAAGAATGACCTTATCTCTCGATTTAGCGATCTGGATTTCGTGTGTTATAGTACTGCTAGTTCTCGTGCTGACTATTATAAGTTCCGTCTTGTCTTCAGAATTGAAACGCCTGTCGAAAATGATAAAATCAAGTCATTTTGGTACGCCCTCAATACCGACATTGGAGAAATCGGTGACCCGCAAACAAAGGATCTTGCAAGGATGTATTATATTCCTGCGGTGTATCCTGGTGCTACTAACTTTTTCTTCGAGCATTCTGGTGGTAATAGCATTGATCCTAATGCTCTTATAAGTAAACATCCATACGTTACAAAGACTGGCAATTCTTTCCTAGATAGATTGCCCGAAGAAATGCAGAAAGCAGTAATCGAGCATCGTAAAAATTCAATGACAACAACAAACATCTCATGGACAGATTATCGCGACTGTCCATTCTTTCCGAAGCGTCTTGCCATAGAGTACGGTGGGATCGCAGAGGGTGGGTGGTATCACAAGATGTATCAAATAATGGTTGCAACAGCAGGTACAGCAATCAAGCGAGGTTATCCTATCACTGCCAAGCAAGTTGCAGATTTATGCAGACAACTTGACAATGATAATGGAAAATGGTATACTAGTAGACCGCTAGAAGTTGAAGCGGATCGAGCAGTTGAATATGCATATAGAAATAATTAATTTAACGAAAGGTAAAAATGTATGAGTGATATAAGCGAAGGTGAATTGGTAGACGGAACAGAAGAGTTGAATGCAACCATTCACTCAGAACAGTTGACCGAAGAACAGTATGAAATGATTCAAGCGGGGAAGGGAGAAGTAGTGACGCAACAGTTAGAAAAGCAGGCGGCAGATAAAGCGACAGATAAAAAATCTGGCGGTGATTCACAGAAGATTCGTATTGGTGTTGTCGGTGACAATGTGGTTGCGCAAGCAATGCAATTAGCATTCGATGTTAAGTCTGTAGATACTATGCACGTTTCTGGACTAGATGGTATTGATGATCTAGTTGATTGGAAACCAGGGATCACATTCTTATGTACTCCGGTGCCGCTATTGAAGAACGATTCGGTGGACGATGCTGAACTTATCAATGTAGTTAATAAGTTGATTCGTGGTTGTGGTAGTGGTGTATGTATTAAGACTAGCATCAATATTGAAACTATTGAACGTCTAATCAAAGCATTAACATATGAAGTTATGATCAAGAAAGTTACGTATAATCCTGTCTTAGGCGATGATACTGACATTGGTAACATTCTATCTCCTGAAGTGGAATACTTCGGTGGTGATCCAGCAGTTATTCCAGAACATATGAAGATTATGGCACACACTAGTATATTCTCTGCACAACAGTTTGTCACAGGTTCTATTTTTGAAGTTGCTTATGCTAAATTGGCGATTGCGGGTTTCAAAGCAGTGAAGCAGACCTACTTTAATCAGTTGCATGATGCAATTATGGACACCGGTGGTGCTAATCCATCTATCGTTCGTCGTATGATTGAGAAAGCACCAGAACTTAATGATCGTTCTGTAATGATCCCAACTTTCATTCGTGGTCGTACTGATGCTGGTATTAGTTACAAGCAAGCGCGATCATTTGGTGGTGAGTTTGAGAACGATGTTCGTATGTTCGCAAGCACGTCTGATAAGTTGCCCTTATTGGATGAATGTATTAACTACAAAAATCTGAAGGATTAATATATGTCTGTTATGGATAAATTGAAAAAGAACTCAAAGATTAAGGGCACCAATGTGTTGTCCAAGTCCGAGTTCTTCGGTGAGAAAGAGATGTGTTCTATTGATGTGCCCATGTTAAATGTGGCACTATCAGGTAAACTTGATGGTGGTTTGGTGTCTGGCATGACTGTACTTGCTGGTCCATCGAAGCACTTCAAGACATCATTTGCTTTAAAGATTGCCTCTGCTTATCTGAAATCAGATCCTGAGGCGATCATGTTGTTCTATGATTCTGAGTTTGGTTCACCGCAGTCGTACTTCACTGCATTCGGCATCGATGTGGATCGTGTACTCCATACTCCTATTCGTAATGTCGAAGAACTGAAGTTTGATTTGATTGGTCAACTTGAGAGTATCGAGAAGAAAGATAAAGTAATTATTGTTATTGATTCTATTGGTAACCTAGCGTCCAAGAAAGAACTTCAAGATGCTATTGATGAGAAATCTGTTGCTGATATGTCTCGTGCTAAAGCATTGAAGGGTCTGTTCCGTATGACCACTCCTTACTTGACCATGAAGAATATTCCTTTACTTGCTATCAATCACACTTATAAAGAGATTGGTTTGTTCCCTAAAGACATCGTTGGCGGTGGTACTGGCATTTATTATAGTGCTGATAACATCTGGATCATCGGTCGTCGCCAGAACAAGACGGGTACAGAAGTGATGGGTTATGACTTCATTGTTAAAGTAGAGAAGTCTCGGTATGTTAAAGAGCAGTCTAAGATTCCGATCACGGTATCATGGGAAGGTGGTATCGAACAGTATTCTGGTCTACTTGACATCGCACTTGGCGGTGGTTATGTTACTAAACCATCTAACGGTTGGTATCAGAAAGCAGGTGAAGATACTAAAGTTCGTCAGAAAGATACTCTCACCGCAGAGTTCTGGGCAGACATTCTTAATCAGAAAGGTTTCCAAGATTTAGTCGAATCGACCTACTGTATCGGTAAGCGATCGGAGATTGACCTTGACGCATTGATCGAGGAGGGGTAATGAATGTTATGGTAGAAGGGACTGACTATGAGTTGATCCCTGCTGATGGTACTGAAGCACTGAATGACCAAGCGTGGGATGTACGTCTCACGTCTGGTCAATTCGTCGAAACTGTAATAAGATATGGAAATATCAAATTTAATGCAGAAGATGGTTGCTTAAACTTCAGTTTTGTGATACAATCAACTCCTGGCAACATTGATGAAACTGATGTTGACATGCAAGAACACGCTGGCGCTATACTAGAAAGTATACTAGAGACGGCAGCACAAGAAGGACAACTACAGTTAGGTGACCCTGACTCTGAGGAATAGAATTGAAGATTGACTTAGAACAAACTATATTAAGAAACTTGTTGACGAATGAACCTTACTTGCGTAAAGTTATTCCTCATCTGAAAAAAGAGTACTTCGAAGGTGTTTACTCTTTATTGTTCACTGAAGTCACTAAGTTCGTTAGTAGGTTCAATGCGTTACCTACTATCGAATCATTCAAGATTGAAATTGACCAATGTGATTTATTCACCGAACAAACTTACACTCATGCGATGGACATTCTTCCAACCATCTTCACTTACTCACCTGAGAATGAAGATTGGTTGCTAGAGTCTACCGAGAAATGGTGTCAAGATCGTGCTGTATATCTTGCTATCATGGAATCGATTGCGGTCATTGATGGTAAACACCAGACGTTTACTAAAGATGCACTTCCTGATATTCTCACTGAAGCACTATCAGTATGTTTTGATAACAATGTGGGTCATGATTATCTCGAAGATGTTGATGGTCGTTATAACTTTTACCACGAGCAAGAAGAGCGTCTACCTTTCGACTTGTCACAGTTCAATACTATCACGAAGGGTGGTTTACCTAATAAGACGCTGAATATCTGTCTTGCTGGTACTGGTGTTGGTAAGTCTCTGTTCATGTGTCATGTTGCCGCTAATGCACTAGCACAAGGACGCAATGCTCTATACATCACTATGGAGATGGCAGAAGAACGTATCGCAGAGCGTATCGATGCCAACTTACTGAACGTTCCTATTGACCAGTTAGAAAATATGTCACAGAAGATGTTCAGTGATAGGGTCAATAAAGTTGCATCAGGTACTAATGGTAAGTTGATCATTAAAGAGTATCCGACTGGTGCGGCACACAGTGGTCACTTCCGAGCACTGCTGAATGAATTAAAGTTGAAAAAGAAGTTCGTTCCTGATATAATATTCATTGACTACTTGAACATATGCGCGAGTGCGAGAATGAAGAGCATGGGTGGAGCAATCAACTCTTATACATATATTAAAGCAATCGCAGAAGAGTTACGCGGTCTTGCTGTAGAGTTTAACGTTCCTATCATGTCTGCTACTCAGACTACACGATCAGGATTCGGTAACTCTGACCCTGGTCTTGAAGATACAAGTGAATCGTTCGGACTACCTGCAACCGCTGATCTAATGTTCGCATTGATTAGCAACGAAGAATTGTCTAGTCTTAACCAAATCATGGTAAAGCAATTGAAGAATCGGTACAATGATCCTAACGTCGAAAAGCGTTTCGTGATTGGTGTTGATCGCTCTAAGATGCGTCTATATGATATTGATCCGTCAGAGCAGAATCTAACTGATGATGTTCCTCAGACGAGTACACCGGGCGGTAAGAACTTATCCGGAATCAAAATGTTCTAGGAGAATGAAAATGGATCCAGTATTACATACATTATTAGCAATCGGTAGCATGGCAGTATCATTTTATATTGGTAAAGCAGTAGGAGTAAGGGAGGGGATGTCAGACGTATGGCAGTCCCTGCTTACATTATTTAAAGCAAAGAGTATCGAAGTCGATGATGACCTGAACATGTTCATTACTGATTACGATGGAAACGATAGAAAAATTAATTAATAGGAATTATATTATGTTAGTCCCAGATACAATGTTTTATATGAGAGAAAGAGTAGACAACGGTAATGGTAATCCATTCGAGTGGTCTTACAAAACCAGCAAAGATTTATTTGCAGGTAAGAATGTAATAGTCTTTGGTCTACCAGGTGCATTTACGCCAACCTGTTCTAATGAGCAACTACCGGGTTATGAGGGACTTTATAATGAGTTCATGGAAGCGGGTATTGATGAAGTGTGGTGCACCTCGGTGAACGATGCTTTCAGTATGTTCCAGTGGGCAAAGAATCTCGGTATCGAGAATGTTAAGATGTTGCCTGATGGAAACGGTGACTTCGCAGAGAGTCTAGGAGTGTTAGTTGACAAATCTAATCTTGGATTCGGCAAACGTTCTTGGAGATACTCTATGCTAGTTCAAGATATGAAAATCACTAAAATGTTTGAAGAGAAAGGATTCGGTGACCTGTGTCCAACTGACCCATTTGAAGTATCAGATGCACAGACCATGTTAATTGAGGTGTGTAAAAATGCCGAACTATAAATTTAGAGAAGACGAACTGATTGCTGAGTTCATGAAGTATATTGACCAGACTTATGGTGGTCATTATGGACAGGGCGGATTACAGTCGAGCGAAGTAATCGTTGATCGTGGTCATGGTATTGGATTCTTTCTTGGTAATGTTGACAAGTACAATGGTCGATATGGTAAGAAGGGTGAACCCGCAGACCACCGCAAAGATATTGTAAAGATTATCCATTACGGATTTCTTGCACTGTATGAACATGATCGCATACACTCAGAAGAAACTATGGTTGAAGATGACTATGATTATGCTGTACCTGATCTTAATTATAACTTAACTGATGCTAGATCCTTGAATGATGTTTCGCCTCAAGAGTGGGATAGAGTAGGCAAAGCATTTCTTGAAAAGGAATTAGCGAAGTGAGTGACATATTCGATTTTGGATTCACAGCAGTTACAGAGGATGAACTTGAAACTGTAACTGTTGCAAATGAAAGAGAGATTTTGGTTGCAAAAAGGTTAGATATGTTGTATAATGGCATTCTACCATTGTTAGAGAACTTAAAGAAAAACCCAGAAAAGGATTACATCTACTGGCCAAACAGAACGGACAAAGTAGAAGAGTTCGAAAAACACTTAAAGAAAATCTACCAAGGAGATTAGTACATTGCGTTTAAAGACCGCTCAAGTAAGGACACTACAGAGAAAACAGCGATCGGTATGGGATTTAATGGAAAGAAAAGAAAACCAATCTAAAATATATGATGAGGCAGTAAATGATAGAGAAAAGAATAGAGCAAGTGAAGCAGTGGCACATAGATCGAAATCTGATTAATGGTGCTAGTGACAAGGATCAAGTATGTAAGTTGATCCAAGAAGTGGGTGAATTGTCTGACAACGTGTGTAAGAATAAAGACGTAGCAGATGATATTGGTGATATCATGGTAGTATTGATTAACATCGCAGTGCGTAATGGTTTATCATTAGAGCATTGTTTAGATGTTGCATATTATGATATTAAGGATCGTAAGGGTCGAATGGTTGATGGTATATTTGTTAAAGAGAGTGATTTATGAATAAAGATGAGTTTTTAAAAGCAGCACAAGAAGGTGTAGTTACAGTTCAGTTCGAGAAGATTAATGATGGTGGCACAAGAATCATGCCATGCACCCTTAATCGAGCATTGTCTCAAGATAATGTACCTGAGATACTAGAGCAGAAGTCCGAGAGTGATCACTACGCAGTCTGGTCATTAGACAAAGAAGCGTGGCGTTCTTTCAGAGTTGATACTGTGACTGACTGGTACAAGGGTTATCCGCCCGAAGCATAAGAAGTTATGTTGTTATAATAAAACAATCTAAGGGAACTGTTGACAGCGGTTCCCTTTTTTGATATAATAGCACCTGATTCGATTGATTGAGAGATGTAATTATGTTTAATAGTGAAATCAGTAACTTATGTAATGACTTAATGATGCTTATCGAAGGTATGGAAGGTATTCCTGCATACAACAAAACGTACTACAACAGTGAGTACATGCGCATCACCAATGCACTGGAGACCGCGATTATTCTTGATCGATATATAAATTCTATGAATGATGACTATTCATTAAATAAATGTGGATAGTGTTGACATACCAAGCAAACATTGATATAATAGCACCTGATTCGAACGATTACTGAGAGATATGATTATGGCGTATGTAAGTCAAGAAATGAAAAAAGAATTCGCTCCTGCTATCAAAGCAGTCCTCAAGAAGTACAACATGAAAGGTAGCATTGCCGTTCGTCACCACAGCGTTTTGGTTGTAAACATCAAGAGTGGTGCGTTAGACATCCTCGGTGCTTTGCCTGTCAGTGAGTACGGACCGCGTGATTACATTCAAGTCAACGAACACTGGATCAAAGAGAACTATGATGATGCCACTGTTGTTGCGTTCCTGACTGAACTGAAAGATGCGATGAAAGGACCAGACTTCTTCGATGAATCTGATGCAATGACTGATTACTTCCACGTCAGTCACTACCTCTCTATGAATGTTGGAACCTACAACACTCCTTACATCTATACTCCCCTTGAACTGAAGAAGGCGGCATAAAATGTACGTGATGAATCTCGAATGGACTGATAGTTTAGGTGAGAGACACATTGTGTGGAACGTAGCAGATCCCGAGCAGATGAAGCGCAACTTGATTGCGCTGAATGTTCCTGCTGAGAATATTGAAATCTATGAAAAGGATGTATCATGATTAGTACGATAATTAGATTTAGTGTTGGTTTTATGATTGGTTATGGTGCAATGTGGGTTCTTAAGGCGGGTGGTTTATTATGAAACGACAACATAAAGTTATAATGATTTTTCTACCCATGTTAATCTGGGACACGTATTACTATTTGCTCAAGCATTTGTACAGATTAAGCACCAATATAGATAATGTAGGCGGCGACAAAATAGAGAACTTTCTAGGTGACGAATAAATTGAAAAAGAAAATTATAATTGCTGGTTATGGTCCAGTAGGTCAAGCGATACACGCGGCACTAAAAGAACATCCTAAGATTGAACTTCTTATCGATGATCCTTACAAGGGTCTCTATGTCGATGAGGATGTAATCGTCGAAGGTGTAATCGTGTGTGTTGCTACTCCTCAGGGAGATGACGGCAAGTGTGATACGACTGCATTAGAAGAGGTGTTTGCTAAGTATGGCGGTACAAAGTATTTGGTGAAGTCAACAACTGATCCAGTCTTCTTTGACTCTCGTGATGAAAACATCACATTTAGTCCTGAGTACATTCGTGGTACGACTAGTTTCAACTATCTCAAAGACTTCACGGATTCAGAGTTTGCGGTCTACGGTGGTGGTGAGATGAGATATTGGCACGAACTGCTTAAACCAGTTATGCCTAATCTGAAAGATGTTCGATTCTTGAGTACAGCATCTCAGGCAGCATTCACCAAATACTTCCTCAACTGTTATCTGGCAACCAAAGTATCATTCTTTAATCAGATGTGGCAAGTACTCGATGATTATAGAGGTGGCAGTCATGGCGATGGTGGCGCAGACTATGATTGTATTATTGATGCGTTATGTTTAGATCCGAGAGTATCTGACTCTCACACACAAGTGCCTGGTCCTGATGGCGAGTTCGGTTACGGTGGACATTGTTTCCCCAAAGACATGAGCGCGATGTTAGAAGTGGGAAATGATTTGGGAACTGATATGACGTTCCTAGAAAATGTAATTGAAGCAAATAGTAGAAATAGGAGGGTATAATAATGAGTGTTATGGATTGGGTTATGGTGCCCATCGTAATCTATTGCTCGTATAAGTTTGTACTTTTCATGAAATGGTTTTGTAGAGCATACTGGGAAGAAATTTTAGATGAAGACGAAAGGTCGTTCTTCCGTGATCCTGTAGCGTACACGAGAAAATCAGTTGAAGATGAGAAGGACGAGAGTGATGGAACTGGGTGATTTAGGTAGTGGACATAATATAGGAATCGTATTTTTTACTGTTCTGTTGTTCGCATGGTTAGCATTTGATTTAAGAGAAGATGATGATGAGTAAAATTTTAGCGTTAAATAATTTTGTAGTAGTAAAGGAAGTGGCAGCGCCAGATACTGAATTGGCGAGTGGTATTATTCTCACAGGTGATATTACAACGGGTAATAAACCTGGTGAAGTTGTGTCTGTAGGCGGTGGTTGTGATTTTATTGTTCCGGGAATCAAAGTGATTCTTGATTGGACTAAAGCAATGCCATTTGAAAGTGATGGTGTAAAGTTAGCGGTTGTTCATTACGAACATGTTAAGGTGATTCTCGATGTCGATTAATATTGAGTTAGAACCAGAACAGGTCGATGTTATCATGGTCCAAGAGTTGACGCGCCAGATTGAAGACTTCGAAGAAAATATTACTAATGGTGGTCTAGCGATATTCGATGACGATCAAGCAAAAGATGCTGTACACATGCAAGAGTATATCTCTGCACTGACTTTAGTAAGGTCTTGGTACAGTGTATGATCATCAAAATGGAAATCGAGATAGACACTAATAACGAAGGAGATCAACAATCAATAGAGGAATTGTTGTATCTAATAGATAAAATAAAAAGTAAGGATGAAGAATATGAGTTATGAGTTTACCAGTGAGAGTGTTAGCGAAGGACATCCAGATAAAATAGCGGATCTTATATCTGATAGTATCGCAAGTTTTCTTATTGATAAGAACCCAAACAATCGTGCGGCAATCGAAACCCTGGTGACTAGCAATACAGTGGTAGTTGCAGGCGAATACAAGAGTGCTAATCCTATGTCGATGAAAACTCGGCACACAATTGAGAGTATTGTTCGTAGTGTTGTGGCAGACATTGGTTACGAGCAAGATAATTTTCATTGGGATACGCTAGAGGTTGTCAATCTTATTCATGGACAGAGTCCTGATATTGCTTTAGGCACTGATGACTTTGGTGCTGGCGATCAGGGTTTGATGTTTGGTTATGCGTGTACCGAGACCGAAGACTATATGCCGAGTGCGATATATCACAGTCACAAGATACTTCAACTATTGACCGAAGAGCGAAAGAGTGGTCGTGCTGAATATCTGGGTCCTGATGCTAAAGCACAGGTGACGATGGAGTACAGCGATGATGGCACTCCTCTACGCATTAGTAAAGTTGTTTGTAGTAGTCAACACACAGAAGACTATCCATTCGATATTATTCGGACGTTCATCACCCAGATTGTCAAGCGGGCAATTACTGGTTACTTCGATGAAGATACAGAGTTCTTAATCAATCCGACTGGTAGATTCATCATTGGTGGTCCAGATGGTGATACAGGCGTAACTGGTCGAAAGATCATCGTAGACACCTACGGAGGGTACGCACCGCACGGAGGTGGAGCGTTTAGCGGTAAAGACTGTACTAAAGTCGATAGAAGTGGTGCATATATGGCGAGATATCTTGCTAAAAACATTGTTGCCTCAACCTTTGCTGACACTTGTACTGTTCAATTAAGTTATGCGATTGGTGTGAAAGAACCAACAAGTCTACACGTATTTGCTGACGGTAAGATTAGAAACGATCTAGCGGCATTGATTCGTGAAAAAGTTGACCTAACACCAAAAGGAATCATTGACAAGTTCGACCTGTTTATGTTACAATTAGAACTTACTACTAACTATGGTCATTTCGGCAAAGCAGACTTACCATGGGAAAGACTTGATTTAGACTTAGGTGAATAATATGAAAGAAAAGTTCGTGAAAGCATATATGGATACTGCACATAGATTTGCACAGTTAAGCACTGCAAAGAGATTACAAGTGGGAGCGATCATTGTAAAAGATGATCGTATCATTTCTATTGGTTATAATGGTATGCCTTCAGGTTGGGATAATGTGTGTGAACATCAAGTTTACGCAAATGAATTTGGTAGAGAGAAATCCTATACTAAGTCGCGACCCGAAGTTCTTCATGCTGAAGCGAATGCAATCACCAAGGTTGCACGTAGTTCCGAATCAAGTAAAGGTGCAACTCTATTCTGTACTCACACTCCTTGCATGGAATGTGCTAAGTTAATATATCAGAGTGGTATCGATACCGTCTATGTTGATACCGAGTATGTTGCAAGTAAGGGCAGCGGCAAGCAGTTTCTAATTGATTGTGGTGTGGAGGTAATTCAGTATGACAATGCCATGTGAAAGAACCTGGGCAGTTAATAATACTAGACAGTTTTTGTTAGACTTATTGAACCCGAAATCAACACCTAGAGTGCCGAGTGAAGTAAGAAAGCAAGCGTATCGATGCCTAAGACATTATCCTGGCGCATACTATATGGAATTATCACAAGAACATTTATCAGAAGTGTGGGGAGAACCTAATGAGTAAGTTTGTTATGGTTGATTGTATCAGCACCTATCGTATGAGATATTGTGTCGAATTGAATGACAATGATCCGAAAGAGTGGGCGCTGGATACTGTAGTTATGGAGGAAGCGAAAGAGTTTTCTCAGGAGCATTTAGGTGAAATGATAACATCTCATAGAGTATTATCTGATAAAGAAGAGGCAATCGAAATGTTTCGAGAAGATAATGAATGCCTTAGTGACATAAGCGAAGAGCGTCTTACTGAGATTGGAATAACTTTGATCGAGGACTATACTAAATGAAACCTTACTACCAATTTATATCTACACCGTATGAGTGTGATCTAGGCAGTTCGGTCAACAATCACATAGAGTTTTCTATTACTGATCGTGATGTTCCTCTACATGATATGCTAGAACAGTTTAAGTATTTCTTGCAGGCGACAGGTTACTGTATAAAACCCAATGAACATATTGAGATTGTAACTGACGAAGAAAGGTTCGAATATCCCTCTGAGCATGAATGGAAAGATGTGACCCGAGTAGAAGTCATTGATGATGATGGACGTTCTTATCTTGGTTATGGATTAGAGAGTGTATCACATTCTGTACAAGATGATGGACAAACCCTTAAAATATTTGTAGAGAATGAGAAGCATGATAGTACCAGATAAGACCTATAAGATTGAAGCGGCAAACAAAAAGTGTGTAAGAGTCTCAGAGAACTATCAGCATGAGAATGGTGATGAAATCTGGTTAGAACAGGTATATCGGAATGGCGCATTCTTTATCACGCCTCAAGACTGGGACGAATGTGATACACTTCAGGCAGCACTAGAAGGCGAAGATATTCAGATTGACGAGTTTTCAGAATGGGAATTTGATTCAGTGTATGATGTATGCTCCGAAGATTCGATGGGCGACACCGAGAAGATGGATGAAGCACTTGACACTGATGATTGGGATGACGAAGAAGAGTGGTTAGAAAACAACGACTTCAATCATACCAAGACCTACTACGAAATTCAAGATGGTATAATCCTGAGTGATGACGAACATTCATGAGATAAATGGTTAAACTGTTGACAACCTCTCGCTTTCTTGATATAATAGTACCCTAATCAAATGAAGAGAGTGAGTGATGAGTATCAAAGTAAATAAAAGACGGACAGTATTCTCAGAACTTAGAGGTTACTGCTACCTGAGCGGCGACAATGACTATATGGAAGTCACTGAGTGGACAAACGGCGAAGGATACGATATTGTTATTGATCGCAAGAGTGGTGTTGAGAAGTTTAGTCTGACACATGGTGAATGGCATTTGTTGCAAGTGTTGATTAATTGGAGGAGTGAGTGATGAAAATCCACATTGATCGATTCACCAGCAACAACCCAGAACTCACATTT